ATGATACTGGGCGACCTCGGAGCCCGGGTGATAAAGGTCGAGCCTCTGGGCACGGGCGACGACGCCCGCGGGTACGGGCCCTTTATCGGTCAGGAGAGCGCGTACTTCATGAGCATAAACCGCAACAAGGAGAGCATAGCCCTCAACCTCAAGTCGCCCGGTGGGCTGCAAGTGGCGCTCAAGCTTGCCGCCAGGGCCGATGTCGTCCTCGAAAACTACAGGCCTGGGACTATGAAGCGTATCGGGTTAGGGTACGAAGCCTTGCGGGAACTGAACCCGAGGCTGGTCTACGCATCGGTCTCCGGCTTCGGACAGGACGGTCCTTGGAGGGCTAAACCTGCCTACGACATCATCATCCAGGGCTTGTCAGGGATGATGAGCATCACGGGGCACCCCGGCGGGCCTCCAGTGAGAGTCGGCATTTCGCTCGGCGACATCGCTGCCGGGCTCTTTGCGACAGTCGGAATCGTGTCGGCGCTGTACGAGCGACATAACAGCGGGAGGGGGCAGTTTATCGATGTCGCAATGCTCGACAGCCAGCTGGCGATCCTCGAGAACGCGGTGGCCCGTTACCTGGTCACCGGGGAGATCCCCGGACCGCTGGGTACGAGACACCCGTCGATAACGCCGTTCGCGGCGTTCCCGTCGGCGGACGGCTACATCCTTCTGGGCGTGGGGAACGACTCGCTGTGGCGGCGGTTCTGCGAGAGCATTGGCAGGCTGGATCTTGCGGCTGACCCGAGGTTCCTCACCAACAGGAGCCGGACCGAGAACTGGGTCCATCTGGAGCCACTCCTGAACACCGTCTTCCGTGAGCGTACGACTACCGCGTGGATAGGGCTCCTGGAGTCTCAGGGGATCCCGTGCGGCCCGGTGAATACGATGGATAAAGTCGTGACCCACCCGCAAGTCGCCGCGAGGAAGGCCCTGGTGGAGGTGGACGCCATCGGAGGTGGGAAGCTGAGGATGCTACGCACGCCTATCAAGATGAATAGGACCGACCCGAACATCTACCGGCCTGCGCAGCGCCTCGGGGCCAGCACGGCGAAAGTGCTAGCCGAACTCGGTTATTCGCAAGCTGAGGTCGAGGAGCTGGTGAGGTCGGGAGCGACCGAAGGGTAGCAGGTGCCCTGTTCGACAGTGCAGTAGTAGCTCGCGTAAGGCTTGGCCGGAGATGCTGTTCGAGCTCGGTGGACGTTCGATCGGCGAGAAGTGAGGCACGTCCTAAGGAGAAATTGGGCCTGGGGTGACCGAGCAAGTCCTGCTACTTACGGCAAACGCAGTCACGCAACAGGAAGCTCTTTGCCCCACTCTGGAAAGAGCTTGGACGATTTGGCGACAACAGCCACCTGACCGCCGTAAGCGGCGGGAAGCGTTAGGGGCTCTAGCAGGGGAAGAACTGGTGGGCCATGAAGGACTCGAACCTTCAACCTGCCGATTAAGAGTCGTTTACGGGTCGTTTTGCGGTGTCCTGAGCAATCTCGCCTCGTACCATCGCGCCTGTATATCGCCCCTATGCCTATCCGGCTCGGTCCGCCACATGACACCGCTTCCGGCGCGGAACGTTAGCAAATGTGTTAGCAGATCTCTATGGACCTATGTGTTCCAGGCGATCCTAGCGACTGCCGGGTTTCGTGGGCTCCACTTGACCCGTGCCCTTCCTGGTGGTTCGGGCAGCCGATCCTGTCGGGGGAGCTATCATATCAAAGTATACTCTTTGCAGCTTCATAAGCAGGCCATCGATCTCATCGTCCGTGACGAGCGGAGACCCCTTCTTGAGACCATCCTTTAGGCGCTGAATCGCCAGATCGACGTGCCGCTCCATCTTGGCTTCTTCAATGACCTTGAAGAACATCTGCCAATAGCGTGCCGGTATACCCAGGATCGGGGTGTCATTCATCTTCTCTACGAAATCATTCATTAGTCCCGTGCGGAAGAGCCTACCGAAGTTGTTCCCACCATCGTGGACCGCCCTGTCTGAGATCCTGTCTTTCTTGTTGGGATACGGTGATGCTCTAGCTAGAATGAGCTCACCGCCTTCGCCCTCATGACCCTCCATGCTGTACTGCCAGTGCCAGTTTCTGTACTCTGCAGCGTACAGAGCAGACTCGACATAGGGCTCGAATATCCTGGGCGCTCCAGTAGTGACATGTTCGAAGACCCAGGGAACGACGACGATGAGATCCCATGGGTTGGTTGCTGTCGGTGACGCCAGATACCTGAACGAACCTTCTTTCTCCTTGGATAGTAGATACCAGCCCTTCATCTCCATGCCGAGGATGATATCGTTCTGAACAGGATCTCTGAGGTTAGTTGTCATGAGTACATCGGGGAAAGTCTGTGGTTGTCGAACGAAACTGTAACGGCTGTACTTCTTCTCTGGGTCCCAGACGGTCCGCATCTCGTTCAACGTGGCGACAACTTGATCTTCGATCGCTGCTCCCAACGGTAGGGCCATGGTGTGAAGGTCGGGTGCCTGAATCCCGGCCATGTTAACGGAGGACTTGAAGAAGCCAGGAAGGGCTCTGAGGGTCGCTATGACCCGGTTGTACAGCTCCCGATGAGGCCAATCAACGGGAATCGGCTTCCTTTCGGGAGGAGGCGGAATCACGCGCGCCTGAGACGCTTGAACTCCAAGGTCGGGTTGACAGGGTGCCGCTTCGAGGCTATCTTCACGAGATCTCTTCTTGTCCACAATGACCCGCCAACCTTTCGCAGGCTAGAGCGTAGAACTCAGGAACGATCTCCGCGCTATAGCACCTCCGACCCAAGGCGTTCGCAGCCAAGGCTCCGGTGCAAAGTCCACCAAATGGCTCCCAGATGACGTCGCCCGGGTCGGATGAGACCTCGATGATAAGTTCCATGAGCCTAACGGGCTTCTGGTTGAGATGGACCGCCTTGAGCCCATTCCTAAATCGCTCTTCGCCCCGGACAGGTGGCTCATCCCACACGTTCGAAACGCCGAATGGGCAACGGAACTTCGCTCGCATTCTGGCCCATTCTTCACCCGTCAAAGAGCGCTTCCCGTCAAGTGAGAAGTAAGGCCTGCCTTCAGGCCCACCGTTCGAATTGGCATACTCCACCAGACGCTCAAACGCTTCCGCAGGCGGAAAGTACCATAGATAATCCTTTGTGAAGTACTTCCTCGTGGCTGCATTCCTGACTCCACAAGCATCGTTCGTCTTGGTAAGGGGGAGTCCTGAACGCTCCCACTCACGGCGGAGCCATTCCTTCAGGGGTAACTGCCCCTCGCGGCTTGGCAGCGTCACCTTCTTCACGTACTGGACACACACTTCCGACACTATTGGGAGTTTCCGAAGGGTTTTCGTGTTCGCGTTGCCTGCTATGTGGCCTTTCCCTTTGTTCCACACATGGCAATTGCGGAACTCCCAACCGTACTCGACTAGCAGGGGATGAACAGTTGACCAGCCCAGTTCGGTATTCCAGAACCATAGCGTTGTCTGGGGGGTTGCCCGGTTCGACCAGACCTTGACATGCGGTTCATACCAGTCAACCAAATCATCTACAGTGTGCGTGTCGCCCTCAAAGCCTGAGACTCCGTAAGCACCATCAGACACGATCACAGTTGGAGATGGCCAACTAGCATAGAAGTCCTGAACGTCCCCGAGGCACAGGACTATGCCGTCCTTGAGGATCTGGCGGGTATCCTGGGCTTCAACAGCTAGCGCCATGCCAGGTATGGACAATTCTCTGACAGCCGCCACCTGTTGACCTCCTTTCCCCGGTTGCCTCTGGTGTCGCGATGCAACCTAAGGTGTCTCTCAGTCACCTATTTCTCCTCAAATGCGGCTATTCCTCTCCGGGCGTACCATATTCTCCGGTGCCTCCTCATTTTAGGCACCGCTTCATGATATTTGCCGGAGTGCTTCTGTGTCGTTCCAAGTCTTCACCTGGTTCTCAAGAGCGATTCATCCGAGGTGCCTGAGCTCATGCCAACAAGCAGGCCGGCGACCGGAGAACTGGCTCCATGTGAATCAGAGGACTGGCGAAATGCCCATAGATTATCCAGCCTGTTCAGCACTACCGCGGACTCCCCCGCGTTACTGGGTCCTCGGGCCTGGGCTTCGAGTTGATGAGCTCCTTCTCTCGGAGCCCTGCTACGGCCTGGAGCTCGATCAGTCGGAGCATCGGAAGGAGTTCCGGACCAGTGGGCGGAATAGGGGCGATGTCAGACATCCGCTCAGGCAGCTGGGCCATGGGACCCGGAGGCGACTCCGGGTTTCGTGTTTCGCGGGAAATGAAGAAAGCCCCGGCCGCGAGGCCGGGGCAATGGGTGAGATTATTCCACGTGGGATAAGGTTACGCCTGACTCGAAAGCCGGTTCAGCACGGTGGCCAATTCACCCCAGGTCACGGTCGCCGCGGGGTCACGGTCTTCCTTGAGGAGTCCCTTTTCCCTGAGCCTTCGGATCTCCGCCGCCGGGTCCCAGGCAGGCGGCGCTTGGGTCTGAAGCATAGGCGTGAGGTAGTCCCTCACGATGCTCGCGCCGTAGTCCGGGTTCGGGGCCCACTTGCCGCCGAGGTCCTCCACGGCCCTGACCGTGCCTGCCCAGGGCAAGCTCTTCACCAGGCCGTACCGCGGGTCCACGACGTCCCCGATCGGAGCCAGGCCGACGTAGGCCGCCAGGTGCTGATAGTGGGCCCGGACGCCGGTGTCATCGTCCGGGAAGGCAGCGTGGTCCTCCCTGGCGTCTGCCTTGGGTGCCGCGACCTTCAGTCCGCAGAAGTTGTGCATGTGCGCAGTCACCGTCCCGCCGAAGCGTCCGAAGGCCGTCTCCTTGGCTGCCTGGGCATAGGCCACCTCGGGACGGATGCCGTACTCGAGTCCGTGTCGCCAGTAGAGGGATGCCAGGCCGACGAACTGCTCGGTGGCCCCTCTGGACCTTGCCCATGCCTGGGCCTGGTCGACCGTGACCTGCGGAGGACCCAGGATAGGCGTCCCCTTGGCCGGCGGGGGAGTCAGTGAAACTACCTTCTCGCGGATCAGATCGATGAACCAGGTCCACCTGGGCAGCAGCAGGTGAGGGCAGGCTCTCGCCGGGTACCAGTATTGGTGCGGAACGACCTGGCCCGGGCTGAGCCCAAGGACGAACAGCAGCCAGGCTATCACGGCCGCCGCGTTGTCCTCTGCTTTAGGGCGGTCGCCGTCAGCGTGCTCGCATATCTCGACCCCCACGCTGGTCATGTTGCCCGGGCCGTGCCCGTCGCCGGCGTGCCAGCCGTGTTCGTTCAGGGGCAGGTGCTGATACCCTCCCCCATCATCCACGGTGAAGTGCCAGGAGACGGGAGCCTGAGCCGCGACATCGCCCTTCAGGTAGTTGGCGTGGGCAGCGGCGTCAGCCCCTCGGTTCGGATTACCTGTGTCGTGGACGGTGACGCACACGGGGACCATCGTCCCGCCCGGGCGGTTGCCGCGTCCCTTCGGGATGAGGTCCTCAGTTAGGGGTATTGGGCACTTCAACACCTTGGTCGCCCTTCTTCCTGATCTGCGCGAGAGCGTTCCTCAGACTCTCGGGGACCGGCACTCCGGCCTCCCCCGCGTTCTCCAGTATGCTCAGCCCCTCGTTGGCGATGTAGAAGCAGATAACCAGGGACCGGCACAGGGCAGGCAGCGCCGGGAAGTTGGGTATGCTCGAGACGGCGGAAGCCAGGAGGACGTCCACCTGCGCCGCGACCATCACCACGAAGAAAATGAGGACCTTCTTGACGATGCCCTTGGCCCCGACGTCGCTGTTGAGCTTCTTCTGGACCCAGGCTGCCGTGATGCCGGTAAGGTAGTCGAACACCACGAAGAGCGCGAGCACCTTCAGCATCACGTCCCAGCCTCCTAGCAGCGCAGTGAGAACCCCGCCTACCATCGCCACGGACCACCGAAGATAGTCAAGGAACCTGTTCACGTGTCACGCCTCCTTGAATTGAAAAGCCCCCGGATTCCCAGGGGCGCCGACTCGCGTAGCCCAGAGCCCTTTACTCGCCAGACTTCTTCAGTTCATGCGTCGGCTGCCAGGACTTGTCCCGCGCCTTCTCGCGCTCCTGGAGCTCCACCAGAGCCGCCTCTAGTCGCGCAAGCCTCTCCTCTGGAGTAATGCCTATGACATCAGACTCCACGACGGTAACTCGCCTGCCGTTGCGGGTCTCTTCCCGCTCCTTCACCGTACTTTCACCCCCACTTGGGCGACACCGTGATGCGCGCTCGACACTAGGATCATGTAGTCCCCGGCGGTCGCAAAGGCGTAAGCATGGCTGGCCTGGTCGCCAGTAGCGGGTTCGGAGTAGGCTGTTCCACCAGCAATCTGGAACACGACCTCGCTATCCGGGGAGTCTAGCGGCAGCGCGGCGGTTACGGTTACGATATCGTTGACCGCTGCAGGGTTGGGAGAAGCCTCTGCGGTCAGTCTCGGGTAGATCCTGACCCCATTTGGCTTTCCCTCGCTGTCGAGGGTAAGATCATAAGACCCCGCATTAAGGATCTGTTGCACCAACTCGGCGTCTGCCTCATCGTTCAGGCGATACTCACCATAGTCCTCCGCGACCCCGCCAAGCTTGCGGATCGCGTTCTGCACTTCAGCCTCGAAGGGAGGACCGTCGGGGAGAAAGGTGTTGGTGCCGCTGTTCGAGGCAATAAGACCGTCGGACTTACGATAGATGATGAGCAACTTGGGCTTCCCCTCCTAACCGATGGCAACATAGTCGTAGATTGCGCTCGCCGCGTTCAGATCGCCGTGCTCACTACCGGCTGAGACCGTAAACCCAGTAGTTACAGGTTGGGGCCGAAAAAGATTGGTGGTCAGTATCCATGGATGGGTAGTGACCGTGTTGTAATACATCACTACGCCGTAAGTTCCCGATCCGAGGTTTGAGATGGCGTATAGCGGACCAGTTCGACACGTCAGAAAGACGATCCTGGGCGTGAAGCCCACGTTGATCGTCCTGTCGCTTGTGCCGTCCCCCGTGTAGCTCCCCATCGCTATCCTGGCCGGAACCCACGTGAGGTTCGCCGGGTCGATTTTGGGACCGTTCCCCCCGGTGCCGTTGTGGCAATGCCCGGTGGTTTCGTGCATCTTCGCGTCGAGGTTCGTCTGCACCGCGTCGACCGTGTCCTTGCGTGCGATGTCCGCGGCCACGGACGGAGCCGCTACTTGCGCCCTGCCCGCGGCGTCCCGCATCATGATCCGGTTGGCGGTCGCCGCCGACGTCGCGCTGTGGGCCGTCGTGGCGCTGGCGTGATTGGCGAGATCCGTGTCCAGCGCATACTGCGAGTGAGGGTCCGAGGCGGCAACGTGGGCGTCCACCTTGGCCTGGGCGCCAGTAGGAGTCTCGTGTCCCGAATGGGGAGCGGCGGCGTCCTGATGGGCCTTAGCGGCCGAGAGCGTCGTCGCCGGCGCGTCGTACCAGTTGGTCACCGTGCCCTTCACGGCCTTGATGGCCTTCGTGATCCATGAGATATGCTGCGTGAGAGTGCCTGTCAGGGAGTACGCGTCTGCTATGTCGGGATTGGCAGTCCTGTTCCCCAAAGCGGCATCGTTCGCCGCACCAGCAGCCAAACCGGTTGCGGTGATCTTCGGTCCGTTGCTGCCGGTCGCCGTGTGAGTGTGCCCAGATGAGTCGTGGAACTTGTCCCAGATGGCAGCGATGGTGGCCGCGGCGTTGTCCCACCAATTGCCCGTTATGCCTTTCAGGGCTTTGATGTTCTTCACGATCCAGGAGAATTGCTGGGTTAGCAGCCCGGTCAGGGAATAGGCTGTCCCGGTGGCGGGGTCGACCGTGCGGTTGCCTACCTTCGCGTCGGTGACGCCGGCATCGGAGATGGATAGGGTGCGGTCGGCCTGGAGATCACCGCCGCCAGTCAGACCACCGCTGGTGGCGACCTGCCGCGTGACCGGCACATGGGCTGTATCCATATGCCCTTTAGCCGCGGTGAGCGTGGTGTCCGGGGTGTCATACCAGTTCGTCTCGCCCACGATGACCTTGATCCGGTTGGCGAACCAGTCCAAGAGGTTCCGCAGACTGCCTGCGTTGCCGGTCGGTGTCTGAGCAGGATCAATGGTCCTACTCCCAGTCTCTATGGCATTGATGTTGCCTTCGACCCTATTCAGATCCCCGGCCACCGGCGCATCTGCCGCCTGCCACGTGGTCTTCGGGGTCTGCCAGCCTATAGGAGGCGTCCCCGGCATCTACACCACCCTCCTTCCCCTCATCTTCGCCCTGAGCGCCCCGTCGAACTCGATTTCCTGCCGCGTCACGAAGTAGTCGTTCTGCTCGTTTCGGTCGACCACAGTCACCCGGTCGCCGAGCAACAGGGCGGGGTTGCCCCGCCACTCAAGTTCGGCGTCACGCCTCGCGTTCTTGGCCGACGCGAGCAGGGTATTTGCTATGGTCTGGGCCATGGAGAGGGTCTGGAGTAACGAGTTCTTGGGGAACGTGAACTTGAGTTTGCCGTTGTCGGTGATGGAGGGGTCGTCCTTGGCGATGGCACGCTCCTTGTTGAGCACCCTCAAGGGCTTGGCGTTTATGACCAGCGTGAATGTCCCGGCGTTCGAAGGACTTGAGACTGTGACCTCCGCCCCCCATGCGTAGTAGGCCGCCCCGGTTATGGAGCAGCCTGCCGGCTGGCCCGAGAGACTTGCTGCGGCCTCGATGCACGGAGGGCTGTTGTAGTAGACCGTGAGAGTCTTGGTCTCCCCTGCGGCGATCGGCACAGGCTCGTTCGACCGGTAAACCTCCTGCAGGACGTCCGGCTTAAGTGGGGCCGTCTCGACTTCGATGTAGTTGGCGATCTGCGACCACTTCGCCGGGTTGTCCTTGCGGAAGTAGTCGTCGGAAGTCAGCATCAACTCGCTGGTCAACTTGGACGCGAGGAAGGACGGCCCTTCCACTCGCACCACGCCGTCTCTGTCACAGTACACCTGTCCCAGGCAAGCCTCCGCGATCGTGCGCAGCGATTCGCGATGAGATTGTGGCTCGAAGTAGGAATAGGGCACGACGAACTGCTGCAGCTCCGGGTCGACCCAGTACTCCCCTGAAGTCAACCCTCCGTCCTGTAGTACCGCCACGGCCAGGTCGTACAAGGTCTTGTTCACTTGGACTTGGCTCGTGCTGTAGGTGCTCTTTCGGAGCATCTCGAGCCGGTCTCTGCCCGTGGTACTCGCGTACACCTCGTCCTCCGGTGCCGTCCAGTCCCCCGACCAGAAGGTGCCGAGAGGAACGTACTCCATGCTGTCATCGTCACGCTTGATACCGAGCCAGGCCCTGATCCTGCGGTTAGCCTTCAGGGTCTGGTACAAGGGGCTTTGCGTGTTCCCCGCGTCGAACTTGCGTGAGGAGTTGTCTAGTCGGACGTCTATCTCGTTGGCCGAGATGTTGCCGACCGGGAGGCTTCCCTGGCTGACTTCTCGCTCCTCCAGGAGGTGGACGAGTAGGACGTCGTCCCCTTCATAGGTCTCCTGAATGCTCGTGAAGAACTCCAGGATCTTGACCTGCCTGCCCACATGGCTCCACTTTGTGACCGTCAGGACCTGCTTCGCCACGTCAAGCACGGGTGACGGGAGGGCGAAGGCCCACGAGGCCCCCGCATTGCCCGTCACTGCCTTGGAGTACAAGAGCGTGTTGTCCTGAGCGTAGAGGTTGATGGTGAAGTCCACAGGGTGCTCCTGCCTCGCGCTGTCGCCAACCACCTTGAGAGAGTGCACCGGGCGAGGAAGGTGGGTCACCGTAAGAACTGGATACGGAGCCGCGAACGCCCCGCCCGCCCCTGCCAGCTGCAATCCCCACCATCCCATCTGGAGAGTCACCGCATCCTCGGCGGTCGCCGGGGCCAGGTGATATGAGCCGTCCAGCACCCAGGTGCCGTCCAGCGAGGCCCACTTGTGCGGAGGAGCGACCACAGCATCGGCGGTCTGAGAAGGATAGGAGACGGCGGCCTCTTCAGACGCGGAGACTGCTATGGACTGATCCAGGAAGGGGTCCGTGTAGTCTATCTGGACCTTGCCGTACGTCCGTCGCTCCATAGCCTTTATCTTGTCTTTGAACTCCTGGGTTACTGCGTACACTGCCGGTCACCTCGCGGCGTCAGGGGATTAGCAGAGCCACAACCGTCACGCCGTCCACAACGCTGTAGTCGATATAGACCTGTCCGGCGCCGCCGTCAGTCTGGTTGTAGGTGGTGGTATCCAGTGGACCGACGAACACTGCGCTGCCCTCCGCGACAGTCAGCAGCCGGTCGGCGAGCTTCAGCCCGTTGCGCGTGTAGCCGGCCCTGACCGTCACTGTCAGTTCCGACTGCGAGTCGTTGCGAATGTGCAGCACGACTTTCCCGTTGTTCTCCACCGAGTGCCCCTCGACCACAGCCGCCGAATAGGCGGCCACCAGCCCGGTATCTGAGAGCAATTGACGAGCCAAACTCACACGAGCCACAGGGATCGCCTCCTTCTCACCGCTCAATGAGCGCGATGGTTACGTCTTCCCAGTATCTCGTACCGGCTATCTTCTGACCGGGGTTCTGACTGTTGTCGCCCTCGTACACGGTGATGGTGTGCTCCTCGCCGTTCTGAGGATCGGGGTAGGTTACAGTGTGGAACACCTTTGATTCGAGGAGGTCCAGGATCTGCTTTATGTCCGTGTCCTTGATGATGGCGTAGGAGAGGTCCAGCCTGCGCTTCACCGCGATAATCTCCATGGACATATCGCCCGACGCGAGGCGTTCGGCTTTGCTTATCCGGAAGGGCGCCACCTTGAGGCCGGTGGGCGTCTTGATCTGGGTGTTGTCGATTAGCACGGGCAAGCGTCATCACCTCTCCTGGCCGACACGCTGGTCTTCGCTCACCCGGAACTCACGGAGCATGCGTTCCAGTTGCTTTAGCCCGTTCCTGTCGGCAACGAGCGTGCCCACATGGAGGTGGATCTCCTGTGCCGGCCCCGACCCGAATATCGATGCTCGAGGCTGCCTGCCCGCGCCTGCTCCGCCGCCCACGCCCGTTCCCGCGAACGCCGGGGTAGGCACGACGGCCATCGACGCTAGGCTCTGAGCCACCGCGCCCGCCGCACTCCTGACTATGCTCACGTTGGCCAGGATGCCTTGGGCGTACATGCGCATGAGGCTGGGCGCCCAACGGTCAGCGTAGCGGCCGGGACCTTCCTTCGCGGGAGACTGAAATCCCATCTGGTTCGATATGCCGCCGGCGACGTCTCCCGCCGCTTGGACGGTCGCGGGAATCTCCGCCCGCATCCCGCCGGTGAAAGCTCTGAGCAGGTTTCTGCCCCACTCCTTGGCCTTCGCAATTAGGCCCTCGATGTAGTTCTTGGCTTTCACGAACGGCTCGACGATGTACTCGTAGAGGGTGTCTTTGACGGCTTTGACGCTGGCGACAATTGCGTCCCAGACGGATTGGGCGCCAGCCTTGATGCCGTCCCATTTCGCGCTGAGCCACGCCGACACCGCGCTCCACACTTCGAGGGTCTTGGTCTTAACCCAATCCCATTTGAGCGCGATGAGAGCGGCAAGTGCAACTATGACGCCAATCACCCATCCCACAGGCCCCAGCGCGATAAACCATGCGGCCGCCATCTTCGCGGCCTCGGCCATAGCCACGATACCCATCCAGACCCACTTGGCCCCGAGTATCACGATCTGAGCAATCTGGACGGCCACCGAGGCGATCGCTTGTGCCTGCTGAATCAGCCATGCCGCGACTACCTTCGCGGCTCCCAAGCCAGCCTGTATCCCTAACCACACCCACTTCGCCCCGGCAAGGACGAACTGCGCAATCTGCACGGCCACGCTGGCGGCAGCCTCCACGCCTTGGACCACCCACGCCAGCACGATCTTGCCTGCGTTGACGGTGGCCTGGATGCCCATCCAGACCCATTTGGCCCCCAGGATGATGAACTGGGCTACCTGTGTGGCCACGCTGGCAGCAGCCTCCACGCCTTGGACCACCCACGCCAGCACGACCTTACCTGCATTAAGGGCGGATTGAATGCCAAGCCACACCCATTTAGCTCCGAGTATCACGAACTGAGCAATCTGCAGCGCAGCGGACGCCCCGGCCTCCAGCCCTTGGACAATCCAAGCCCATACCACCTTTCCGGCGTTTATGGTGGCTTGCAGGCCCATCCAGACCCATTTGGCAACGAGCACAACAAAATGCCCTATCTGCGTAGCAACTGAGATTCCAGCCTGGATGCCGGACGCGATCCACCCGCCAATCATCCTCGCCGCGGCGATAGCCGCCTCGACCCCCGTCTTGATCAGCGCCGGCGTGAGGATCACACCCAGGGTAATGGCAATGCCCTGGATAATCGGATCTGCTCTTAGGGCCTGGAAAGCTTCGGTTATCTTCGATTTGATGTTGTCGAACGTTCCTTTGATACCGTCCCACATCCAGCCGAGGAAGCCGCTGAATGTAAGCTTCGCAGCCTCCAGGGAATCAGTCAGCTCGGCAGCCAAGTCCGGCATCTCGGACTCGGGGACCCCGGGCGCCCCGCCGGCCCCGGTGTCCGGTACCCCAGGAAAGGATGTGTCGGCGGTCTGGTCCATAATCTGATGGACCTCATCGAAGGACTGGAGGTTGTCCTGAGACGCCTTGCCCAGGTTGCCGAGAGCGTCTGCCTGAGCGTTCGTACCCGTGGCGGCCTTTTTGGCGCTGGCAGCGAGCTCCTCCTGCATCTTGGCTATCTTCGCCGCCTGGGCCTTCTGAGCCGCTTGGGCAACGACAGTGCTGTACCTGGCCCATAGCGACGTCCCTGCTGTCAGAACAGCGGATATGGCTATGATGGCCCAGCCAACTGGTCCCAGGGCAGAGTTCACAGCGTACAGCGCAGCCTGGATCCTCTGCAGCCATCCCACGGCTATGGGACCGCCGGTCATCCAGGCCACAGAGGCGAGCTGGATCTGGAGTCTGTACATGCCTACCATCCGGCTGATGAGCGCAAGCAGCCCGGAGCCCGTCGTGAGCGTTCCATGCATGACCAAGTTCGCTGTCGTGAAGGCCCTCACGGCCCCTTTGGCGATCATGAGCGCTGCCGCGACGAGCCTTACAGCCACATCGACTGCAAGGACAGCCTTGAGTACAGGCGCTATCAAGCTCCAGTTGGCTATGATGGCTCTGCCGACGCCGACCAACACGCCCCACAATCCGCGCAACACCGAGGTTACCGTCTGGATGCCCGCGGCAGCCTGCGGCCCGAAAGTCTGACTGATCGCATAGGACAGCCCGCCTTGCCCGAATGCCTTGTAGAAGCCGGTCGCCACGTCCCTGACCTTTTTGAGCCAGTCGTTCGCGCTCTTGAACAGCCCCGAGGTCAGAGCTCCGAGGGTCATCTGCCAGACGCTCTTGATCGCGGACGTGACCCCACGCCAACCGTTCTGCATCTGCTTCATCATGTCGGGGAATCGTGCCTCCATCCCGGCGACGAGCGCCTGGATGGCCTTGTCCGCGGGAAGGAGCCCTTTTTCGCCCAGGGCCGTGACTTCCTGAACAGACTTGCCCATAGCCTGGGCCAGGATCTTCCACGCCGGCACGCCGGCTTCCATCAGTTGCCGCATTTCCTCCCCGGACACCTTGCCTTTTGCCTGCATCTGTCCGAGGGCCAGGATGATGCGGTTCACTCCCGCTGCCCCCAGGCCCAGCCCTGCCGCGGCATCGCCCACCGACTTCAGCGTGGGCAAGACGTCGTCAGCGGCGAACCCCATGGCTAGCATCCTCTTCGCAGCGTCGAGGAGGTCGGGCAGCTCAAACTGATTCTTCGCCGCGAAGTCAGCCAGATCGGTCAGCATGGCTTCGGCAGCCGACGCGCTCCCCAGCATGGTCTTGAACCCTATCTGGGCGTTCTGCACCATTACATTGAAGCCCAGAGCCGAGCCCACGGTGGCCTTGAACCCGGCCTGGATAGCCTGAAAGAAGCCCATGCCGACCGTGAATGAGAAGGCGTTCTTGACGATGCCGCCCAGAGTGCTGCCGGAGGACTGGACTCTCTTCTGCGCGGTCGCTTCGTCCTTGTCATACTGGCTGAAGTCCATGGCCAGCCGGACAAACAGTTCGCTGACTTTCAATGGCGTTTCACCTCTCGTTCATGGGTGCGCAAGCAGCTGGCAGGGTTTTCTAACGGAACGGCGAACCGTCTCGCAGGGAGGTGCGGTCATTGTGGATCCTCGTGATTGGACTGCTGATTCTTGGCCTTGCCATGTTAGGTCGGCGAACAGCCCGCTCTGAATCGGAGACACCCAAGAAACACAAGCCTAGGAAGCCAGCCCATTGGGGTGCCCCTTATGTCGACGGCAATCTTGGAGCAGATACGGGGTCTCTTGTGATAGTGACCCTAACGGACCAGGGGATCATGCTGCATTGGAACAACGTTACCCAGCATGCACAGATCCCGTTTGGCCGACTGGGGCGTATCGTTACCAAGACCGAAGAGGAGGTCCACCGCGATGTAACGCTGGGCCGCCTGCTGCTGTTTAACGTCCTAGCCTTCGGCATGAAGAAGAGATGGGTGACTCGAAAGAAATACACCATCATCAAAGGCCAGGATGAAAACAACCGGCCCGTTCATGCTGTCTTGGATATCACACCAAACTGGGAAATATCTGGGGCAAGCCCCAAGATCAACAACGCCCGCCAGAAGTACCTCGACGAGCACCCCGAAGAAGCTGCACAAGCCGCCCAACTGGCACCGGAGGACGATTCGCCAGGCAACGAGACAGCCCCCGCTCCCGATCCCATCGCGCAGATCGAGAAACTCAAGGGTCTGTTGGACTCGGGCGCTATCAAGCAAGACGAGTTCGAGGCCAAGAAGGCCGAGCTGCTGAAGCGGATTTAGCCGGAGATCACCACGGCCCCTTAAGCCCCTTCTCCTTCGCGTCCTTCACGAGGGAGTCCCAGTCAGTCTTCTTCCCGGGGCGGGACTCCCCGAACGCCTCTTCTGCCAGCCGCTTGAAGTCCTTGTCGATGAAGTCGTCAGGCGACGTCATCTTGGGCTTACGCCGCGAGAATGCGCTTGCGACTCCCAGTGAACCGTTCGTTATGACCGATGCCAGGAACGCCCACCTGTTGCGCTGCTCCCGGTATTCTTCGGCGGTCTTCTGCCGCTTGAGCTCATGGAGGATGGCCGCCAGTTCGCTCTGCCTGTGGGCCTTGATCTGGTCGAGAGTCCAGCCGAATTCTCTGGCCAGCAGGACTACTGTTTCTGCGTCAAGCCAGTCTGAATCAAGCCCATGAGCGGCTTGACTGCCTTCTTCAGGCCGAAAAAACTGACGTCTATGAACGCCTCCAGCAATGCTTCCAGCTCGCTCATGTAGGCGTTCTTGACATCCTCCTTGGTGAGTTCAGGGAACATGGTCGGCAGCTTCTTGTAGAGGAGGTCATTGGTGTCTGCCTTCTCCAGGAATTTGGCGATGTCTATCTTGGTGACGTTGCCGCCCGAACCGGGGAACAAGTCGGCGATCAGCTTCTCGAGCTCCCCGATCCGTTTCTCCTGGACGTTGATCTCTTTCCCGTTGACGGTAACTACCTTGTTTCGCATGGCTTGCCTCCTTGGCCCCTGTGCACAGTCGAGCCCGCCAATTCCACTTCCATGGACTCCGGTATGAACGACAGCGAGACACGGTTGACGTCATCCGCGCTCGTCTCTACGACGACCTTCGTGACCCCTTCAAGCTTCTTGTCGTCCAGGAAGACCTGGGCGCCCGCGCCCGTCATCTCCGGGACGACCATCCGGAATCTCATTCTCTCCCCTCCTACAACCGTGGATAGAGAGGTCCTACTCCCTCGAAGTCGATCTTCTCCTTGACCAGGGCGTCGACTGCCGTCTCTATGCCCTCCGCGGTGATGAGGGCAAAACCCTCGAGAGATCGCTGCGAGGATCCGCTGTCTACGAAGAGCTTCACGACGATGATCTCGCCCAAGCTGTCGAAGAACCGACCGTCGCCCCAGTAAGCTTCCGCACTGCCGCTCCAACTGTTCAGTACCCGCTGGAACTCCTTCCAGCCTCCGGAGGCGAAAGTCGTGGCGTCCGCGTCCTCACCCTTGGGATCCGCGCTCCAGTTGAAGAAACCGCCGCACTGGACGAGTGTAAGAGCCTTGCCGGAGACGGTGACTACATCCTCAATCAGAAGGGGCGCGTCGAACGCCACGAAACCCCCGGCCCTCTCCAGTGTGAACCCAGCCGTGATCACCTGGGCGTTCTTCTTGACCGTGATTGGCTCGTCCAGCGGCCAGTAACGACGTGCAGGATTGGTAACCTGGTAGCGCTTCCGCTCGGCGTCCGCGGTCGTCGCCTCGTCCGCAAAAGACACCGGGGCGGTGTCCACGTCAGAGACGTATACGGCCCCGATCTTTCCGCTGATAGCCATTCAGACCACCCCTTAGGCCAGCGTCGGGGTCAGCACGCCGGTCCCTTGGAAGTCGCACTTGAAGCTGGCCTTGTCGTCCACGGGCACCTCGATGCCGAAATTGAGCAGGGCGGTACCCGCGAACTTCTTGGTCGCGTCGAGCCGGCATTCCAGGGATACGGAGGTCCCGGCAATATAGGCGTCGATGAGCGCCTTCTGGCCGTTGGTGTCGTCGGGCTTGAAGTTGCCCTCGAACGAGCCGGACCACTCCTTGAGCCCGGCCAGAAACTCCTTCCAACCGTTGCTGTCAAAGCTGGTGACGTCGGTGTTGTCAGCCTTACAATCGAGCGACCACTGCTTGATCTCGGCCACCTTGTTGGCGCCGATGTACACGCTGCCGCTCTTTCCGCTTAGTGCCACTCTGGATCACCTCTCCTTTAGCACTGAGAAGTTGACTACCCACTCGTTGCGCCTGTTGGCATCCTGTCCGATGCTCTCCGGGCTCTGGTTCGCGCGGATCAGGAGGTACCGCTTGCCTCCGAGGACGGACTCCGCGAGGCCGTGAAGAGCGTCAACCACCGCCCCGATCTTGGCCCTGCCCGTCGGGTAGCTTTTGTTGCAGACCCGGACCTGGAGGCCAGGGCACTCCAGCGTCGGATCGTCGTCTCCCATGGTCAACTCCGTGGGATCCCCGGCATACTCGAAGAGGGCTACCAGGTTGTCGGGTTGGTCCGGCAAGTAGCCCTTGAACAGATCAGTATTGACCGTGCCAACGCCCTTGGACTGGAGGTAAGCAGCTACGTCGTCCAGCAACATCCGCATCACCTCACGTCCTGAAGCGCCTTCTTGACCCGGAGGTCCGCCAAGCGGAATATCTTGTCCTTGAGCCTGTTGAACGGATCCTCGAGGAACTTGGCCTTGCGGCCGGGGGTGGATAGGGGGTTCCGCGGATCCGGGTGCCGCAGGGTCAGGTCCTCGTGCTGGCGGACGGCGTACGGTGTGTTGAAGGAGATGTAGACCGCATTCTCCTCGGGAGCGTCGGTCACGGTTCCCGTCCGCTGCATGGTGCCGGTCGCGTGGGGGATCTCCTTCTCGCTCTCGGTGAGCACGGCTTCGCCGCCCTCGAAGAGAGTGCCCATCCCGACCTTCCTGGCCAAGGTCTTCGCGGCACGACTATCCCACGTGGAATACTTGGTCACACCGCCACCTCCCGGAACCGCACCGTACCGTCCAGTGCCGGCGTCTCGCTCACCGCGATGACTGGCCAGTCCCGGCCGCCGTAGTTCATCACGTCGCCAGGCTCCACAGCCTCCAGGCAGAACACCCGGGCTTCCGAGACCACCTCCTGGCCCTGGGCATCGCGCACCAGGCGGCGCTTGGCTTCCCATCGAACCTTGATCTCGGTGCCGGACCCCGGCTGCGGAGGATAGCCGTCCTCGCTGATCAGCCGCTTCCAGACGGCAACCTGGTTGAGGTATGCGCTTATCACCGGAGACCACCCGCCTTGAGGCTCCGCCCCCTGAGAAACGCCCAAGCCTGCGGAGCGACGGTCGGGTCGCGGCGAAGTTGATAGGTTTCCGACAGACTCCCGAGGGTGGCACTGACTACCCCAGCCTGCTGCAACTCGGCCCGGTTGTCGCCCGAGAGGAGCCACAGGGCCTGCTCGTACACGGCGTTCGTGAACGTGGCCCGGTCTGTGCGATCTTCGTACGCCTGGAGCTGCCTTTCCGCCGTCACCAGCGCCTTGGCCTTGTCGGTATCGCTGGCAGCATCCCACGCTTGGCTGCCTAGCCTCGTCGCGAAGTATGCCGTTGGTCCGGCAAGGTCTGTCATCGTGGTTCACCTCGCAACCCGGTTAAGGCAATGGGCCCCGAGAAGGATCTCCCGAGGCCCAGCCTGTCTGACCCAACCCGTCCCGTTACTCCGCCAGCACCGCGGCCTGGAACACGGCGTCAGCCATGGGGAAGGTCGGGATGCTGGTGGCTGCCGCCTTGGTCCAGATCATCGGTGGCTCCGTCTCCTGCGTCACGATGGCGTAGATGCCCGCGGCCTCTCGGGCGTCTACCTCGGTGTCCAGGAGCGCCTCTGCCGTCGGCCCCATGAGCGTCTCGCCCAGCCTGTCGGGCGGCAACAGCACAAACCGCGTCGACGGGAAGAAGCGCAGGGACGAAACGACGCCGTTCTCGGCCTGGCTCCTCACCTGCAGGTCGTACGTGGCGATCTGCGGAAGGTCCAGAGTCGCCAGGAGGGCGTTCAGCATGCTCAGGTTCACCGCGCGGCTGCCGCCGTTGTCGCCGTAGATCATCTTGCGGATCTGCGCGTTCTTGATCATGTAGGCGACCACGGTGTTCGACGTGAGCGCCCGGGTCGGACGAATGCCCGCGGCCGCGATGACCGCGTCGACCCACTCCTGGATCTTGGTGATGGGCTCGGCGTTGGCCTTGTCCCACTGGCCGTCCTTGTCGTTGTCCGCATCGAGGATCGCCTTGTTTCCTGCAGGCACGCCGTAGTCTACCGACATCACGACCCCGTTCTCGTTGAGGGTCAGGGCGCCGTAGGCCACGGCGTCCGTCCGCATCTTCTCGATGCGGGCGAGGACGGAGTCGATCATGTTGTCGAGGTCGTTGTACAGCTGGCCGAGGACCATCTCGTTGTCCCCGGCGCCTTCCCTCTTCAGCGCGATCAGCAGCCTCTCGTCCAGGTTGATCTTCCGCTTGATGGGCGGAATCTCGCCGCTGATCTTGGTCGCGCCGTCCCTGGAAGCGATCTGGGCCTCCGCGCCGTATGCCTGCAGCGAAGCCATGACCGGCAAGAGGCTCAGGGACTTCCAGTACTCAAACGTGAGTTCGTTGACCGTGGTGGCCGGGAAAAGGGTCGCCCCGACGTAGTTCCGGGGCTGCCTGGCCCGCGCGTAGGCGAGAGTCGCCTTTCGCGAGAATTCCTTCAACAGAGCCGTCGACATCTATCTCACCTCCATGATTACGCGAACGTGATGCCGGGCATGTTTGCCCGCACCGCGCTGTCGGGAGCCGCCGGCAACCGGGACGTGATGACGCGAGCCTGGTCGATAGCGGTCGCCGCCTGATCCGCATGGATCACCCCGCCGCTCGCCGTGAAAGCCGTAAACACGACGTCTTCAGCAAGCATGAGGGTCGGCGTGACGTTCGCATCGACACCCTGCGCGAGTGGGGCTGCCGCAGCGGCAACCACGACACCCGCCCCGGTGCTGGCCCCGTCGTTGGCGGCGACCACCAGGCCCTTGGCCAGGATGGACGCGTTGACCGCAGCGATGACCTGCGCGGCGGTGGACGTTATGGCCCCGGCGCCGCCCGTGGCCAGCGATACCCTGATCTCGTCGTTGACGACGGTGACCTCCAGCGGCTTGTCGTTGCCGGCCGGGTCGAGCAGGGCGACCTTGATGGCGTTGCCCGCGGCTCCGCCGATGACCGCCGTCCAGAGGATGGCGTTGTTGTTGCCGATGACGCCTGTGTGCAGGTGCGAAGCCACTGCCGCAATGTACCTGCGGTACTTGCCCCCGCTCTTGCCGATGAACGACCCGGCCAGGAGCTTCTTCAGCCCGTTCTCGTCGGCTGCCACCTGCGTCGCGTCCAGTGTCACGCCGCCCCGGACATAGCGCACCTTGGCGCTGTCCAGGAACGCGACCTGGCCGCCGAACGTGGTGGTCTTCAAACCGAGGTTGTAACCCACTTCTTCTCACTCTCCTTAGTTACTGCTGCTTACTTAGCCCAGGGGTCGAACCCGCCCTGGGGCGCCGGTTTCTTGTTCCGCTCCTCCGCCAGCTTCCTGGCCGCGGCCACCGGGTCAGCCGGTTCGCCGGGACCGGGATTACTGCCCGAGCCGACCTGTGTGTTGCCGGACTTGCCTGCGAGGTACGGCTTGGCTTTCACGAGCGCCTCGAGCGCCTCTTTCACCCCGGTCACCTTCCCGTCGTCGGCCACCTGGACTTTGGACAGGTCGGCCAGCACCATCGCCGCGTCGGAATCAACGATCCCGAGATCTTTGGCGAGCACCTTGACCTCGGCCTTGACGAGGAACTGCTTCGAGCCAGCCGTCGCCTTCTCCAAAGCCTGCTGAGCAGCCGTCTTGTGGGCGGTGAGCGCCTGGCTCACATCGGGGATCTGCTCCTCGGGCTTCAGGCCCAGGAACTCCCGGACGGCCTTCTCCGCGGCCCGGAGCTGCGTCCGGTACCCCGCGGACTCGCTCCGCAGGGCCCCGACGTACTCTTCGGTGAAGGTCTTGCCGGCTGCCGGCGAGGGAGGCGGGTTGGGGTTGTTGTTTCCGCCACTGCCGCTTCCTCCACCGGTGGGGTTGGGGTTCGGATTAGGGTTCTCACCCTCACCAAACAACTGCAGATCGATCAGTCCTTCCAGCACTCTATCGAGCACCTGGCTCTCCTCCTTTGGGCTCCTGGCCCATCAATGTGAAGGGAACAAAACACCCCTGGCGAACCTCCCCAGGGGTGACCTATGGACGCCTACCTCGATCCGGACTGGACCATCCATGATGACCGCCTATCGGTGACGGTCGGGATAAACACGAGGCTTTGGCTGTGCCGGCGGCAGGAGATGAAACCTACGCTGATCCGGCTGGGCCGCGAGCACACCAGGCTCTTCTTACGCGAGCATTCCCTCTACGTGATCCCGAACAAGAAGCCCCGGAGACTAATCTCGGGGCATCTATTCTGGGACGAAGAGAACCGGCGGCTATGCTACTCGAGGCGGATGATCCCCATCCGGTTCAACGACCCGAAGATTATCGGGATCGCTGTAGAGGCGGAAAAACAACCACGGCAGCGTCGGCCTGCTTGAGCACCTCGCGGATCACCTGGTCGGCGTCCCCAGCCATCTCCATGATCTCAGAAGGCGTGGTGCTCATGTAAGAGTTGCGCTCCGTACGGCGCACCGAGTCCAAGTACTCCGCGCTTGTAGTCGAGACTTCCCTGCCGTCTTTCCATTCAGGCAGTTTGGCGAGAACGCGCCCCGGGCCGCGGTACCGAGACATCCCAACTTCATTGCCGGCGCCAGGCACAGACCTAATGCGGCCAGCGTAGACGCCGGTGGCGTCCTGGGCCATGACCATTTCGATCCTGCCATCCAACACCTCGGTATAGTATCTCGCCACGATTCTCACCTGCCTTTCGCGTTCTTCAACATATCGGCTAGGCCGTCTCGCCTGAGTTTCAGAATCCTGGACAACTCCGCCTTCCTCGCATCGTCCGCCAACCGGTCCGGCAAGCCGCCGACCATCTCATCGATGGCGGCATCGGTCAACTTCCCCTGGATGTCGCGGGCCACGGCCTTGTATTCGGCTGCCGACGTTCGCGCGCGTATCGCCCGTCCTATGTCGTTCTTGTCCATGATGTCCTGAGTACGCCCTACATTGCTCAGGTCGCTCAGGAAGTTCTTCTGCCAGCGAGCGCTCGGCTTCATCACCATGTCCGTCGCGAAGGCCAGATTGTGGTCGATCGGGATGACCTTCCCGTCGTCCGCCATAAAGAAGTTGTTGCCGTGCCGGTCCCCGTTGCCGATCAGAACATCCACAGCCTGCATTTTGCGGAACAACGCCTTGTCTATGACGTCGAGCCAGTCGTGTCGTTCCAGAAACTCCGCCGGGGATACTCCGTCCTCGACAAACTCCACGCGCAGCATGGACTTCTTTTGCCCATCGCCGGCGTCGAATTCCCGGTAGTCCGCTTTCGGAGCGGGCACGCCCAGGTGGTTCAGGACCTTCTCGGCCAGCAACTCCGCTTCAAGGTTGCTCCTGGTCATGGATAGAACCGGAGGTACCTCATCGGCCTTGAAGACGTAGCGCTTGCCGTCGACCGTACCAACATACGTCTTTGAGACTCCTCCGCCCAGGCTGCGGAACCCGGTTACCTTGATGCTACCATTTTCCGCCTTTTTCGGCAAGAGATTCCCATCCAGGCTCTGCTTCTCGCCCAGTTCGCTCTCCAAAGCCCTGACTTCGGCATCGAGGTCGATGTGTAAACCGTAAGCATGGCGACAATTCGGGTGGAAGAGCCCCGCCGCCCTGGCCTCTTCCAGCGTCGGGTACCCGGGCGTCGCTCCCGTCAGGCTCAGGATCCGGTCCTGCCACGGCTGGCACATCTCGCAAGCGCCCGCGTGGGTGCTCACCTTGACCAGGTCGTGCCCGTGCTCCAGGAGCCGGTTGGCGGTGCCCGTCAGGTGGGCCTCCATCGTGGTCGTCCTGGCCACCATGTCAGCGTACGTCTTCATGTTCCACTGGCGGCTCGCAGCATCGGTAAACCCGGTTATCCCTTCGGCCCGCAGGTTGTCCCGAAAGTCTCTCGACACCTGCTGCCACGTCTTGTACCCGATGATGCTCTGTCGAGTAGTCTCGAGCGCGTACCGCCTGTAGACGTCTTCGACCCGGCGACCGATTACCTGCCTGACACTCTCCAGCCTGTCGAACGTATTGTCAGCCAGGACTTTCACAGCTTGCTGGTGGACGGCTCCGAAGCCTGCCACTGCCTTGCCTGCCAGCTCGTCGGCGAACTTGGCGCCCTCGATGTAGATCCGAGGAATCGCCTGCTCGCACCACTGCCTGTTGCCGGTGAGGAGGTCCTCGAGGATGGCCTGCACGTTGTCGAGCATGCCGCGGAGATACCTGAGATCGTTGCCGCGGGCCATTGCCCTGTCGACCTCACGGAGGATCTCGAGTTCAGCCTCCATGTACAGCTTGGTAAGCCGCTTGGCCTCGGCCTCGCTTATCCTGATCAGATCACTGGGGGCACGGCTCACTGGGTCTCACCTGCCGCCGGCAGGGTCACCGTGGGTCTTGAGTTCGGCTCCGCGACCTGCTGTCTGGCCTGGCCGTTGCGAATCCGGTCGAGTTCATCCTGCAGATCCTTGCCGTCCAGCCCGTCCAACCTCCGCACGCTGCTCTCCAGGCTTGTGTTGCCTGCGGCCATCCTCGTCTGCTCAACCTGGGCCTGCTCGAAGTCATCCGCCGGCAACCCGTCCGCCCACTCGATCCTGGGCATGCTCGGCTCGTAACCGCCTTTGCCGTGGGTCACGTCGAGGACCTGGGCCGCGTACAGGATGCGCTTGAGCCCCTGGTCGAAGTAGAGCTTCTTGCGGTTCACCTTGGCAAGCGTCCTCAGGAGCCGGAACTTCAGAGCCCGCCCGCTCTCCGCCACCCCGTTCTTATCCAGGCCGAACGCCGCGGGCGAGACCTCCGACGTCATCATGAGGAGTTCCAGCAGCTTGTCTATTTGCCTGAACGCGGCCTCAAGCTGGGCGTCCCATACCAGGTACCTAGGCAGGTCCCCTACCTCGGCCTGGTCGACCTCGACAACCTGCAAATCCTCCTTCTCGACGTACCAGCGCTTCCGGCTGTCGTCGTACTTCATCACGCCCGGCGGCAGGATCAGCTTCGGGTCCGAGTGCTTGTCGAGGATCCGGGAAACTCTGCTTACCCGGTTGTTCAGCTCGTCGAACAGGCTCTCCAGGTCCTGGTAGTCGGAGATCCCCCAGAACATGTCGTCGAGGCGCCAGTTGGGGACATGCTCGACGAGAAGGCCCGGATACCCGGTGTCCTGGCTCTCAGGCAGCTCCGCATACTCCTCGAGGGTCTTGAGGGGTACCTGCTGCTTGAGGCGGTTGCCGTCCAGGAGCCACAGTTCGTTGCGTATGATGCCCGGCTCGTGGATCTCCTTCCGGAGGTACTTCTTGCCGCCAGACTCCTTCAGCCAGCCCAGAGTCGCCCCGGTCGTCTCCTGGACATTGTCGCCGTTGAGGTGGGGGAAGAAGCACGACGCCGGGACGGACTCGACTATCACTCGATCCGATTCCCAGGCCGCGGGCTTCCCGAACCGCGCCTTCAGCACCGCGTCCCCGCGCCACGAACTGGAGAGGGCCATCTCGTAGGCCCTGGTGTGGAGGTTGTTGTCGGACACTATGGCGTCTACAGCCAGCTGCTCTGGACTGCCCTCGTCACCGGCCACCACCCTGACCTGCTCGCCGAACAGGAGGTCGGCGCAGACCTTGGAGATGAGCGCGGCGAAGTTCACCACGATGTAGATGAGCGTCTTGTCGACCTCGCGCTCGAGCCACTGCTGGACCCGGGCATAGACGTCGTCGTGACGGCCCGTGAAGAGGAGCCGGTACCTGTCGTAGCTCTCGAGGCGCTTCTGGTGGCCCTCGGGCGGCCAGGTTTCCCATTTCTCTTCCGCCATGTTCTCACCATCCTGCCGGCTTCTTGCCGAGGGCGTGGGCCTGCCAGCGCGTGGAGCCGAGTCTCAACAGGGCCTGGGTCATCGAGTCGACCTGGTCGTCGTTGGGCGCCTTGGGGAACGCCGTGCACTCCTCGAGAAAGTCGTGGATCCACGGGGCGACACTCGGATCCGGCAAGTACACGTTGCCGGCTTCTATGTCCGGGCTCACGGCTTGGGCCCTGACTTCCTTCCCGCCCTCCGGCTCCACGGCGATCAGGCCGGGTATCTCGTGCTTGAGCGTGTCCATGACGGCAGTGCCGTTGGCCTTGTCTTCCACGAGTTTGGCCCTTGCCCGGGGCCACTTCGCGCTCAACGTGCGGATGGCGGTCAAGGTGGCGGTGAAACTCATCCGCCCCCGCACCTGGTCCAAGAGGTACTTGTCGGCCTTCTTCCGGCCCCACACCTGTCCCACGACGTAGTCGTCGTCCTTGTGGTCTTTGAAGGCGCAGTCCCAGGACTGGATGATCTCGTCGAAGGCCTCCGGGGCCTGGCGGTAGAACTTCCACCACTCGCGTTTGAGGATGTTGCCTTCGGGCGGAGCCGGCCTCTGCTGGTAGAGCGCGGCCCAGACGTAGCTCCCCACGCTCGCTTTGACTGCCGCGAGGGCCCTCACGTCGTACTGCTCGCCCCACAGGGCTTTGCCTATCTCGCGTCCGAGAGGGTCTCCCTCTTCCGCGATCGCCGGCAGCCTCACGATCGTCCACTGGTCCGCCAATGGGTCTTCCGCCGCCTGCTTGAGAAGCCGCCCCGCCAGGTCGTCTTCGTGCCACCTGGTAAGCACCAGGATCACCGCGGCGCCCGGGAAGAGCCTCGTGCGGAGGACGAACCGGTACCAGTCCCAGATGGCGTCGCGCTGGAGCTTGCTGTTGGCCGCCTCGGCGTCCTTGACCGGGTCGTCTATGACGGCCAAGTGTGCTCCCTGACCGGTGATCGGGCCCCCGATGCCGGCTGCGACCATGCCTCCCGGAGGCTGCCCGGGCGGGGCGTCCGGGTCCAGGACGTCCCACCGGTACATCGCCGCGACCTCGGGGTTGACCCTTAAGCCGAAGACCTCGGGCGCGTACTGGTCGAAGTCGTTCCTGGCCCGCATCGAGAACCTGGCAGCCAGGTTCGCGGTGTGGGAGGCTATGATGACCCGCCTGTCCGGGTGCTTCCCCAGGTAGTAGGCGGGGAACTTGACGGTGGTGGTCTCCGATTTCCCGTGCCTGGGCGGCATCTCGACGATGAGCCGGAGGATCTCGCCTCGCTCGACCTTGGCCAGGTACTCGCCCAGCAGCAGGATGTGCGGGGGCCGCCGGTACGTCGGGTCGACGTAACTGCCCCACCCGAGCGGGTGGGCCTTAGCTGCCCCTATCCTCCACAGGTCGTCGCTGATCCCGGGCAAAGATGAGGTCGAGGACCTCGGGGTGTCTGGTGACGATCTCCTGCGTGACTTTGAACTCATGGGTCTCCGTCACCTGCCCCTCCAGCCGGTTGATGCCGGTGGGCTTACCGGTGGCCAGGGCTATCTTGTCGTATACGGTGCCGATGTAGATGGCGAGGTCCTTGAGGCTGATCTTGCTGAGGGAGGCCATGGTCCGCAGTATGTCTGCCTTCTCCTCAGGGTCGATGTCCGCGGAGGCGACAGCCTTGAAGGCCTTCGAGAGCTCCTCCCCGTTCTCCAAGACAAACCCCATCATCGTATCGCCTACCCGAATGCCCTTGAGAACGGTGTCCCAGGCGGCGTCGATGAACCGCTGCTTGGCGTCAAGTCTGGCCTTGGCGACTTCCTCTGTGGGCTTCTCCGCCAGCCACCCTCGGATCGTCGAGATGGGAACACCGGTCTGCCGCGATGTCTCCGACAGGTTACCTGTGGTTGCGTAGATGGCCAGGGCTTTCTCTTTGTCGAGGTCTGTCCAGCGCTTTCTGGCCACTGATCTCACCGAGCTTTCTCATGCAGAGTCCGGCTGCCAGAGTTGCGCCGGCGGGTTGGCGAGTCGGAGTCTTGCCGCCCCACCTGTCGGGGAACCTGTGCTGAAGGAGCCACGCTCCCGCCCGCCAGTCCTTCTCGGCTGCCTTGCTTATGAGGGCGATGTTGCGCACCTCGGCCTCAGTCACGGCGCGGCTCAGCGCCCTGGCGAATGGCACGAATCTCCCCATCGTCCGGGGCCCACCGAGAAGAAGCCACAGCCCGAAGATGCTGGGACTCTGTCCGTCATAGGCTAGGGCGGTCTCAAGGTGTGCGCCTGCCCGGAGGGCCGAAAGAAGCTGGAAGATCTGTTTGTCCATCGCGTATCTGCGTCCCTTGCTAGAGTCTTGTTGCGTGTTCTCCTGTGAGGTTCTCCCAACGTGTCATGGCGACATCGCAGTAGACAGGGTCGATGTCCATGCCGCGGCAGACCCTCTGCAGCTGCTCGGCTGCAACGAGAGTGGTGCCGGATCCCAGAAAGAAGTCGGCCACGATTCCGCCGACCGGTGAGCTGTTTCTGAGGTGGGCTGCGACAAGCTCCACCGGCTTCATCGTAGGATGGTCTCTTGACGCTTTCGGCCTTGGCACCTCGAACACACTGGACTGAGCATCATCCCCGTACCAGCCGGCCGTACCCCGTCCTCTGCGTCCGGGCCCGGGCTTGTAGCCGAAGAGAATGGGCTCGTGCCGGTAGTGGTAGTCCGAGTGGCCAAGCACGAACGAATCCTTGACCCAGACGAGGGTCTGGTGAAGCCTCCAACCTTGCCCGGTGAAGCATCTAAGAAACGCGTCCGATAGCGGTCCGGCCGGATGGGCTACGTAGATGGCGGCGCCCTCCTCGAGGACCGGATCGCATGCGGCAAAGGCATCCCGGATCAGTGCCTGGACGGATTCCGGTTCGTCGTTCTCGAGAGTGAGGCGCTCGCCGGTCTTGCCCTCGTAGTTCACGCCGTACGGGGGATCCGTCCACATGCAGCACGCTTTCCGCACGTCCATGAGCCGGGCAACTGCCGCGAGGTCCCGAGCGTCGCCACAGGCTAGACGGTGCCGGCCCAGACTCCACACCTCGCCCGGGCGGGTCCTCACACCTCGCCCTTCTACCTCCTCCACGGCTGCATCGACATCGAACTCGTCGTCGGATGCGTCGACATCCTGTGTCCGAGTAAGAAGAGCCTTCACGAACTCCTCGTCGTAGCCGGTCAGGGTGAGGTCGATGTCCCGGGTGGACAGCTCCTCGAGCAGGGCGGCTAGGCTGTTCTCGTCCATGTCCGCCAGCTCGGCAAGCCGGTTGTCGGCCACCAGGTCCGCGAGTTCCTCCTCGTCGCTTGCGTAGTCCTGGTAGTCGACGGGGACCTCCGCGAGCCCGGCCTCCTTGGCGGCCAGGAGCCTGCAGTGACCGCGGACCACCAGGCCGCTGCGGCTGGATACGGTTATGGGCGCCCGCCATCCCTGGGCCTTGATGATCCTGGCCAGGAGACTGACCTGCTCGGGTGGGTGCCGGTTAGGGTTGCGCGGATTCGGCTTGAGACTATCCACGGGCACGAGTCCGTCGTGGGCGCAGTGAACGAAGATGTTCGATGCCATGGGTGTCCTCCCGAAGTGTGTCTGTCAGGTTCGGTCTCCTGAAGAAGCCAGTTCTCTCTCAACGCGAAGGCCATTCTGCTCCAGAACCATGACCAGGCCCTTGGCCAGGCAGTCAACCTCACGCTCGCTTAGACCGAGCATGAACAGGTCGTCGATGCCATGAATGATCTCGTGGAGGAGAGCGACAGTTGCGCGCCTGTGGTTGAACCTGCTTGATATCTGGATGATATCCTCCCCAAACGTGACGTGTCCGTACAGCTCCTTTCCCGAGTCGTCAAGCCTCTCGACTCGACTGATCTTGTAAGAGAACGGGCCAATGCGCAACTCATCAGGGACACGTATACTGGGCGTCGCATCGTCGCACCTAAACACTTGTTTGCTATCCTCCTTGGGAGCTGAGATAATGCGAAGTGAAAGGAGGTGAACCCAAGATGCCAGGAAAGACCATACACGTGGTGCCCCATGGGGAAGACTGGGCGGTAGTGAGCGAGAAGAGCTCGAGACCGTCAAGAGTCATTCCTACGAAACAGGAGGCCCTAAACATTGGCCGCCAGCAGGCTCAGAACAACAAGGGCGAGCTCGTCATCCACGGGAAGGACGGGGTCATCCAGAACAAGAACAGTTTCGGCAACGACCCCTGTCCGCCGAAAGACAAGGTCCACTAGTTTCTCCTCATGCCGGCAGCATGAGGGAGGCGCAGCACAAGACTGAGGGCGCTCCGCGCAGGAGTGCCCTCAGTTTCTGATAGTACGACCCGCCTTGATTCTACTACCTTCGCCTCACGAGATCCTCGAATCTCGCCCCATTTTCACCCCAAAAACGCCTCAATATCGCCCCAGGAACGAGTGTCAAATAGCCTGCTACTGCCGCACGAATACACCCCAACTTTCGATCAAGGGTACTCTTCGAGAGGAAGTACCGTTTTTCGATCTCCCGGTTCCTCATCCGGCGCCGGTATTTGGCCGTGGCGATCTGCTTCAAATCGCCGGTGAGGGACTGCCAGGCGTGGTCGACGGCGTCCAGGACGATGGTCAGCTCAGCCCTCTGGATGGCCAGCACCTCAACGGGATTACCGTGCCTTCTCGCTCGAGACGGGATCCTGACAAGGCCGCCGCCTGTGGAGCCGAGGAGGTCGACCTCTTTGCGGAGGTAGGTGCAGTTGAACAGCAGGTAGTCTATGGCTTGGATCGGCAGCTGATAGACCATTCCCTCACCTCCCGAAATGGAAAGCCGGTCAGGGTGCATGCCCCAACCGGCTTGGCTTGCTTGCCTAGCCACATTTTCTACCTGCTGGGTTTGAAATCTACGGCGACTTTCGTCCTCTCAAGATTCCATCGAGAGCATTGACCGCATACGCCTTGACCATGTCCCAGGCAAGAACCCCGGCCTTATCGGCGATCTTCTTGAGTCTCGACTGACGGTCCTCCGACTCATCGATCCCCAGTTTCCGCTGGACATAGCCCTTGCCCTTGTCCGTCAGAAAGGCTTCGCCGAGAAGAACGCCGGCAGGATAGTCGCTGTTCCCATCATTGATGGGAACCATTCCGTCGATGTAACCTTCCACACTCAGTTTCCAGACCGCAACTCGGAAGACCAGGTTCTCCATACCCAATAGCCTCGCGGTCACATGCTCAGCCATGTCAGGCACGTCCTTGTTGAACTCGACGTACATGGCTGTCAAGACCTGCTCCATCGGTTCGGATATCACACTACCCCACCCTCTCCCTCTTTACAGAGTCGACCCAAACCGGCTTGCCCGCCTGCATCTTGATGGTTATCTCGCCGTACTCGACTGCGTCAAGGGCCTTGGCTACGGAGAGGAGCGTTGGTGCGATTTCCGGCTTCTGCGACAGTATTCTGGCGAGTTCTGCCAGTTCCCTCTTCGGGTCGATCACCGGGAACATGCCTCCCTGGTCACGGCTGTGAGCGCGACCTGCCTGGCTCTGCGCCTGGCATAAAGCATGTCACGGACGATCAGGTCCCGCCTCACCGCGTCAAGCAGCCCCCTCTTGGCGCCCTCCCGGATCTTCTCGGCCACGTCCTCGGGATCGCGGTGCAGTTCTTCGGCTATCGCGCGCCAGGTCCGCCGTTCCTCGTCGAGCATGATGACGATCAGCATCCAAGTCAGGTCGGTAAACGGTCTCCGCGGGTCGACGACAGCAACTCGGGTTGTGCCCTTCCAGGTCATTTCGGTTCACCCTCACCGTCGTCCTCGGGATCGCCCGGACCCTCGGACTCGCCGATGTTGCCGGGAGTCGTGGCGACCTCGGTCTCGGGAACCTCAGCATCCAGCTGCCCGACCAGGTACCGGACGGGCTCGGGGCGCCCGCCCGCCACCCCGACTGAGATGACCCACTCGAACACCAGTGCCGCCAGAGTCGTCGAGTCGATGACGTGGAGGGCCTTGGCGACCTTGGGCCACTCGCCGCCTCCGGCGCTGTAATCCCCGTAAGTCACCGGCCAGTCCAGGTTCTCCTTCCGCCAGTCTTTGACCGGGAATTCGTAGGGCGCATCCACGTGGAGGAAGATCAGACCGGCCAGGAACACCAGGAGCCGGCGCGACGTCAACGCCAGGTCGTCCACGAAGCCCTTGTCCTTGCACTGCCGCAGCAGCTCCGTCACCGCGGCAGTCCGTTCCTCCCCCTCGGCCTTCTTCTTGGCCTTCTCGGCCTCCCGCTGACGCTTGGCAAGGCATTTCGGCTTCAGGCAGACATCGTAGACGTTGCCCGACGCGCCGTGGCGCCCTTTCTTGAGGTCGGCGCAGCCGGCGCACTCGGCGGGAGCTCCCGACGAATAAAAGCAGTGATAGGCCCTGTAGTCCAGCTTGCTGGTGTCGACCACGTCCGCCTGGCCGGCATCGGCGAGGATCGCTTCCTCGGCTGCCTTCTGCTTCTTCTCCCAACACTCGACGTTGAGGCAATACGGCTTGGGCTCGGTCTCGTAGTAGCCGGGACGGACTCTCACAACGTGCTCGCAGTTCTGACAGGGCCCCACGTCAAACTGCGGCTCGTCGTGACCGTAGTACCCCTGCTTGTAGACCGGTTTCCCGGAGGACCTGACCTCGTCCTCAACAGTCTCCTTCACGTGAGCTACAGGTATTGGTTCCTCCTCCATATGCCTTACGACCTCAGCAAGAACTCCGGATGCCTTGGCGAACGGCATCATCGCCTCGGCCGCGGACGACGAGACTATTCCACGTGTGATACCGTCCCGGACGGCTTCGGGCAGGTCAAGCAGCCTGGTCCTGGACGCCACCCATGGCTGGCTCTTCCCGAGCTTCCTGGCCAGCGCCTCCTGGGTGTACCCGTGCTCCCACATGAGGTCGGAGAGGGCCCGCGCCTCCTCGAGAGGGTTGAGATCCTCCCTCTGAAGGTTCTCCAACAGCTGGATCTCCGCGACCTGCTTCGCGTCGAGCTGCACGATGCGGCAGGGGACCTGGGCCAGGCCGGCGATCCTGGCCGCCCGGAGGCGGCGCTCGCCGACGACCAGTTCGTAGATCCTGCCGTACTTGCCGTCCAGCGGCCTCACGACCAGCGGCTGCAGGACCCCGTACTCCTTGAGGCTTGCAGCCAGCTCCTGGAGCTTCCCTTGGTCGAACGTGCGCCTGATGTTTACCGCCACCGATATCTGGTCGACGGGGATCGAACCGTACTCCTCCCTGGTTTCCGTCACGCTTTTCTCAACGGCGCTCACTTCACGACACTCCCTTCTGTTCGGGCTCCGGCCCCAGGACGGTGGCGACGACCCACCCGCCCTGGGCGCTCGGATAGCAGATGGCCTTGTAGCCGTCACCGAGGAACACCGACACGTCCAGGTCCGGGCCCGGGACGACCCCCAGACGCAGCGCGGTGTTGAGGCGTCCCTCGATCTCGTGGCGCATGCTCCGGGAGATCCCGAGGCGCCCCTCGATGCGGATCCCGGCGTGCTTCGACACGTAGACCCTGGGCCTGGACATCGCGCTCACCTCCGCGCCAAGTGCTCGACGTCCTCGATCGAGCGCGCTACCAGCCAATTGCCGCCGTGGTCCTCAATCTCTCCCCGAAAGACGCACTGGTCAGCGGACAGCAGCCCGCCGGACTTCTTAACCTCGATCCACCAGACTTGGCCTCGCCGGATCACGGTGAGGTCCGGCATACCCTTATGGCTGCCAAGTCCCTGCTGGTTGCGGATCACGAACCAGCCGTGCAGCCTGAGGAAATCGCGGATGGCGCGCAGGATGTCGGTCTCGGTCGCCTTCGGCAGGCCGGGGGCGCCGGCTCTCGGGACAGCGCCCTTCACGGCACCAGCTCCTCCTTTTTTACCCTGCGATGACTTGCGCTGCCCTCGTAGATCCCAGCCAGCTGCTCCTTCCTCCACTCGGGTCCTTCGCAGTTGCGGACGACGAACTTCGGCTTGCCCAGGGCGCGTGTGGTCTTCCGGTCCAGGTCCAGGAACATGCCCTTGCCGGCGAAGGTCCGGCAGCCGCGGATATGGTACAGCCTGTACTCCCGACCTTGAGAATCCTTGCCGATGACGGGAGGGTCGATATCGGTCACCTGGCACTCTTCGCACGCTCGGAGGTCGGCCAGACCCCACTCGAAGTTGAAGCCGGCCTCGAAGTCCCAGGTCCGGTAGTCCATGTCCCTGAGGTCGGCGAACACCCTGAAGTACCGGCGGACGAGGTCCTCGCCCTGGAGGGGACAGCCCAGGCGGATCCGGTTGGGTGCCCCGTTGCGGAGCTCGTCGTGGTCCGGGAAGTGCGGCGGGTTGCCGCGGACTACTTCCTGCTGTTCGACTGCCATGTCACTGTGGCACCTCCATCTTCTCGGCAAGGGCCTTTATCTTCTCGGTCAGCTCGGCCGACCTGCGGCGCTGCTCGGGGGTGAGAGGAATGGGTTTCGGCGGCGGCCGGTCCTGGTCGTTGTGGCCGTTGCGCTGCCGGCGCTCGAACTCCCTCGACTGGTCGAGCACCTCAATGTCCTCCAGTGTCTTGACGCCATCGGACTGCCAGCGGCGGAGGATCCCCTCGACGTACGACAGGGTCCTCTTGTTCTGCCCGACGGACCTCTTCAAAGCCTCGAGGATCACCGGGGGATCCATGCCCTGCTTCACGTAGTCGTACAGGGTTTCGACCTGGTAGGGCGTGATGATCACGTGGACGTTCTGCTGCCAGAACTTCATCACGTCGTCCATGACCACAACAACATCAACCATGGACTTCCCGGGCTCGGCGGTGGATGAACCTTGCGGTACCGGATCGGTAGCGGAGGACGTAGTACCTTCCCTTGACTTAGCTTCTATTACCTTACCTTCCCTTACCTTAGGGCCGGTGCCGGGTTGGTTGGAGTCTGGTACCGGGTCGGTACCGTCTTGGTGCCGCTCCCCTACCGCCATGGCACCGGGTTGGTGCGACTCCGAATCAGGGTTCTCCTCGTGCGCCAGTAGGTCGTAGACCAGGATGTACCGCCCTGGTACGCGTTTGCCGTTCTCCTCTCTGGGCTCCTGCCACCTTATCCAGCGCGGGAGGGGGACCTCGGAGGCGCCGGGGTTGCGCAAGGTCTGGTGCCGGTGGAAGTTCCAGAGGTAAAGGTACTGCTTCCCCTTGGCCTCGTAGCGTACAAGCTTGCCCATCCCGATGAGGTCCTCGATCCAGCCCGCCAGAACCTCGACCGTGACGTCCGCGTCCACCGGGGACGGGAACAGCAGCAGCTTCAAGGTAAAGGGCGAGTCCTCCAGGCATGCGCTGTCCTCGGAGCAGTGCCACAGGCCATGGTAGAACGTCCTCTCATCGCGTGGCAGCCGCAAGAGCTCGGGGTCGGTCCAGAATTCAGCCTTTACCTGCCGGTTATGTAGTCGCATGTCGGTGCCCTCCGGTTCTCTATGTCTACCAGGCCGTTTACGATCCCTTCCGCAAACTTGCGTTAGTTTGCGGTATTTCGGGCCTGATCCGACCCTCTTTTCGCCCATCTACCAGGGCGAATGACTTTGCGATAACTTACGGATGCCTGCTGGGAGGCCCATACAGTCCGGCCTGCTTGGAGGCGGTTCTGAATAGACGCTCCCGATAGCTCAGAAAGGGGAGCCTCTCCCACTCGACGAGCCTCGTCTCGCACGCGACCTCCGCGGGCTTGTAGGCCCGGACGGCGAACGGCTGCCCGGTCACGACGGCGAAGATATCGAGACTCACCGGGTATCGCGTCAGGAGGGCCGCGCATGACCAGTCGTTGGGGGATGGCTCGGGATTTGCCGACGGGTGAGTATGGAACCACACGGGCCAGCCGCTTAGCCGTTGTGCCCAGTTCAGGCTGTGCCCGAGGTTAGCGAACTTCTGCCAGCTCTTCATGTTGAAGGACCGACGAGGGTTGTCTGCTAGGTTCAGCACTGGCACCACGCTTCTTATGACCAGAGCGGTGTCCAGCCGGAGCTCTTTAAGGGTCCTCCCCGCCGGGGTTCGGCTTCGCTTGGTCGGGCGGTCACACAGGAAGAACCCGCCCTGCTCTTCCTTGCACACGTCCGACTTGAGCCAGCGCCGGAAGCCGTACTCGAGCGCCGGCGTCTCGAAGAAGATGGCGTCAGCGTACAACAATGTCACCGTCCTTCACGTCCACCAGGTCCGTCTCCCACAGCCCGAGCGACCCTTTGGCCGGGATCGGGTGAGGCAGGCGGCGCACGTTTTCCAACAGCCACATGAACCGACCTGGGCTATAGCTACCGAAGGAGCGCTCAGGCTCCCCGGGTGCGTTGGCCGGGGTGATCAGCTGGACGTCGGCGAGTTCGCCCACCGCGAGAATGGCGCCCAGCGGCAGCACCTTCTCGGGCCTGTGGTTGGCGTTCAGGTTGGCCTTCTTCAGGGCGCCGTAGAACGGCTCGGTGAAGCACAGGAGCCTGATGTGTGTCGGGAACTCGGCGGAAGCGTGTATGGCCAGAGGCCCGCGGTAGTCCGTCCTCCACGACCTGGTCTCGATCTTCTTGGCACCCGTCGCAACCAGGGACGCCCACGGCTGGGTCAGGCTAAGACACTTCATGGGTGCTCGGCCCCCTCCGGCAGTTTCCTGAGGATCTCTGCGGCGCGTTCCCCTATCCACGTGACTTGCTGCCTCAAGTCCCGCGGAATGCCTCCCTTGAGCCGCGCATCTAGTTCCTCGTCCCACTTCCACTGGTCCAGGCGCACGCCGTTGGCGTTGAGGACTCGCTCGGCTTTCCGCAGCCTCTCCACTTCGGACTTCCACGCCTCAATCTGGCGGTTGGCGGACTCCTGTGCTCTGGCAGCCTCCTGGATCCGCTTCTCAAGGACGCCCTTGAACCGGTAGGAGAATTCCCGGTTCAGTTCGCCTTCCTGCATCCACCTCTCGAAGTAGTCCCGCTTGCTGCTAAAGAATGGGTAGCGGTCATTGGACAGGTGGGAGAAGATGATGACGACCAGCAGTTCCCAGGGGACCTCTATCTTGTGGTGCGCCGAGGCCCGCTGCATGCGGATGGTCTTGGTCTCTGGGCTGTAGTAGAGCAGCCCAACGTCCGCAGGAAGCTCTTCAACCCCGATCAGACCCTTCGGGCAGACCAGGTACAGGCGGTGGCAGAAGCTGCGGTACTCGGGCCACTTGACATCCCGCAGGAAGTCCTGGCGGTCCACCTTGACCTCGAAGATCGTTATGGCGAAGTGCACCCAGCTGCGCGCTACGGCCAGCCCGTCGAAGTCGAAGTACCTGATCTTCTGGCCCAGCTCGTCGTTCCAGGTGCCCTGGGACGGCCCGCTCCGGACGTCCGTCGTGAAGAACGAGTTGCGGCAGATGTCGTGGACGCTGAGGGCTCTGAGCACCTCGTCGGCGGTGACGCGGGGCCGGACTTGGCGGGGGCTAGACACCCTGGTCGCCCACCTTCGCCTGACGTATGGTCGGGTCCTCCCCGTGCTGCGAGTCCTCACCGCAGACGATGAGGCAGTGCAGGCCCTCTCCGTTTTCGATGTCAGTGACAATCCTCTGAACCTGGCGCTGGACGCGCCTTGCTAACTGGAGATAGCTGTCCAAGGAATCTTCCCTCCCCATCTCAGTTGCCTACGTGTTCAAACATGAACCAGGCGGGGCAGCCTGCATCTGACTCAGTCCTCTCGCGCTTCGCCGGGCCGCCGGGCCCGGGATCCCCGCGGCGCCCGTACAGCAGAAGCTCCCGTTATTCCACGTGTGATAACGCTGCGCTGGTTGAGCATCCCCGGTCCCTCCTCCCTGTCGGCTTGCCCCGCCCAGACTTGCCTTCAGGCAGACCTGCGGACTGTCCGTCCGTTCCGGCCCAAGGCCTCCTGAAGGTGAAACTCGGCAACGTTGACCTCAAATACCGCGGCGTCGACGGCCTTCTTCCCGGTGGCCCACTCGAAGTGGTTCCAGGCCACCTCGAGGGAACTGCGGGTGCGCGCGACTTCGTCAAGCGGGTCGAGTCGCTTCAACCTGCTCACCTCCGAAAAGCGTCTCAAGCCCTTTCCGGCTCGCCAGGTAGTCGCTCAGGTGGACGAACTCGGCAGGCGATATCCGGAGTCCGGGGATGGACGCCGGCAACGTGTCTTCCGGGCCCCAGATCCCCATGTGCGTGGCGATGTAACCCATGATCCGGCCGTAGGTCACTTGCCCGATGATGGCGGCATGCTTCGCGTAGCGTTGCCGCGGCAGAAGCGGATGCTCGTCTACTGTGTAACCCTCACCGTCACCGTGCTTGACCGTGTCATGCAGAAAGAGAGCGACCAGGATGTCGTCCCTGCGGCGGGCAGCCAGCTCCGGGTAGGCGGCAAACATCTCTTCCGCGATCGCCACGGCCGCCAGGGTGTGCCTGACAAGCCCGCCCGGGCCTGCGGCGAACGACGGGTGGTACTTACCGGTGGAGGACGCCGGCACGGTCCAGAAGTACGCCGGGGCGTCTTTGAGACATGCCGCGGCGAACTCGCGCCTGCGGTGGTCCAGCACGAGCGAGTCCACCCCGGCCAGAAATTCTCCCCTCGGATCGAGTCCCATCGCTCCGCCCCTCTCAGTCTTGGATCACGGAGACCTGCAGAGGGCCTTCCGTCCGCATAGTCACGAAGTACTGGAACCCGTCTCCCTCGGCCTGGCGCATGAACTCCGCCTGGGCCGCCGGATCGAGGGCCTCGAAGCCGTCGACGCAGACGACCTTGAGCTCCCCGGCGCTCGCCCGGGCTATCTCCAGGGCAAGACGGACGCGCTCGGAGGTGGAGAGATTGACGATCGGCAGGCCGTTGATGGTCACCTGACCATCCTCGAGGCCCAGACCCTTGATGGGCAGCGTGACCGAGCCGATGAGCTCCTGGGGCTTCCGTTTCAGCATCTTGCAGCGCTCGTCGAGGCCGGAGGCCGTCTCTTCAGCCAGCGCAAGCTGGTCCTTGAGCTCGTCGCAGTGGTCCTTCAGGTGGACCAGGCGCTGGTTCTCCTGGAACGTCCGGATCTCGTCCTGGAGAGCCGTGGTATCGATGGACTCCATGCCGGCGAGCTTCTCGTGGGTTTCGGCCACCTTGGCTCTCAGCGCGTCGGCCTCGCGGTTGTTGGCAGCCATCTGCTTCACGGTGTCGGCCATCTGGCGTTTGAGGTCGTCGAGCCGCACCTGCAGGGTCTCGTTCTTCTGGGCGTACGACTGCACTTGGGCTTCGATCGCGGGTATGGAGTCCCTCACACGCTCGATCTCGGCGTTGTGCGCCTGGGCCCGCCCCAGCTCGTCGAACTTGTCGGTGAGGTTAAGATTGCGGTACGCCTCGGTCTTGAAGCCCCCCGGCACCTTGGCGCTCTCCACTCTGAGCTGGGCCTCAAGGGACTTCACGTCGGCATTCGCTTGCCGGCGCATCTCGTAGACCACGTCGTAGAGCTTGCCGCAGACCTCCAGGCCGTGGGCGTCGTAGTCGATGCCCGCGGGCAGGAAGCCCAGCCACTCCCGGACCTCTTCCTCCGCCACCTGGACGGGCAATAGCCCCAGGAGCATCTTCGCCTGCTTCTCGGGTTTCTCCAGGATGAAGTCCACAGGGTTGAAGGAGTAGGAGCCGGCGATCGACGAGAGCCACGCCTGGGGGGACTTGCGCGGGATCCCGCCGGTCTTCACGTCGACGGTGTTCTCGGACCCGGGCCCGGTGCCCTGGCGCTTTATGGTCGTCTCGTCGTCCATCTCGACCAGGATGACGTACTTGTTGGCTCCGTCCCGGACGAGGCGCACGCGCCTGTTCTTGTTGGTGACGGCTTGCTCGATGGCCTCGAGCACCACCGACTTCCCCTCGCCGTTCCCGCCCTCGATCATGTTGATCTTGCCCGGTTGGAACTCCAGGGCCTCGATGCCGAGGAAGTCCCTAATCGACAGCTTGGCTATCTGCACTCTGAGTCACCTCCGCAATCTCGCTTAGGAACATGCTGGGCGCCGTGGGCTTGCCCATGTAGGTCTCGGGAGAAGACACGTGGAGGAGGTCCATCGCCCGCGTCATGCCCACGTACATGAGGCGGCGCTCCTCCTCGACGCTCTCGGGGATCACGCTTCCATCGGGGCCGTAGACCACCGACCGGCGGTGCGGGAGGAGCCCCTCGGAGACGCCGGCCAGGAACACCACCGGGAACTCAAGGCCCTTGGCCTTGTGGAGGGTCATGAGTTGGACCCTGTCGGGCCCGTTCTCCTGGTCGCGGCCGGACATGCTTGATGCGTACTCCAAGAAGGCCTCCGCCGACTCGAACCGTGACGCCGCCTGCTCCAGCATGTTGAGGTTCTCGACCTTCTCGTTGTCGGGCCCCTCTTCCCCGCCCTCCTCCTCGATCAGGTAGCGGTCGTACTTGGTAAGGTCCCGGACCCGGCGGATGAGTGCCGCCGGCGGGTCGTCGCGGTGCGCTTCGACTTCCTTCAGGATGGAGGCGAGCTGGAACGCGCCCATCTCCCACTTCCGTTGCCGCGTGGCCGCGCACTGGCCCGAGCACAGCGCGTGCACCAGGGACTCCCCCCGGGCGCTCGCCCAGGAGAAGAGCTCCGTGAGGAACGCCTTGCCCAGGTACCGGGACGGCACGTTGACGATCCTCCTGAAGGCGTCGTCGTCCTTCCGGAGGGTCGCCCGGACGTAGGCGATCACGTCCTTGACCTCCTTGCGCTCGTAGAAGCCTGTGCCTCCGAACACCACGTAGGGAACGTTGCGCTGGACCAGGGCCTCCTCGAGGGCGCGGCTCTGGGCGTTGGTTCGATAGAGGACGGCCATGTCGCCGTACTTATAGCCCTGGAGGGCTAGGCTGACGACGCGCTCGGCGACCTGGCGCCCCTCGTCGTCCTCGCTCGAGGAGGAAAGGAGCACCGGGTCCCTGGCCGGCGGGCGGATGGCCTTGCACACCTTCCTGGCCTGGCGGGCGTTGAAGCGGATCAGGGTGTTGGAGCTCTCCACGATGTTCTCCGTGGACCGGTAGTTGGTTTCGAGGCGGTAGACGCGGGCGCCGGGCCATTCCTTCTCGAAGTTCAGGATGAAGTCGATGACGGCGTTGCGCCAGCCGTAGATGGCCTGGTAGTCGTCCCCCACCACGAAGAGGTTGTTTTCGGGCGGCGCGACCTGTCTCAGGATCGCGTATTGAGCGAGGTTGGTATCCTGGAACTCGTCCACGAGGAGCCACTGCCACCGCCGCCGGTACTTGGCCCTTATGTCCGGGTTCTCGGCCAAGAGCCTGTGGCACCAAAGGAGCATGTCATCGAAGTCCAGGCGGTTCTCTTCGGCCTTCCGGGACTCGTATTCGAGGTAGAGGTCCCTGAAGCGCTGCTCGTCGAACTCGCGGCCTTCGGGCATGAGGAGATTATCGCGGGGACCCAAGAGGTTGTTCTTCTGGGCCGAGATGAAGCCCATAGCGAAAGCCAGGTCCAGGTGCCAATTCATGCAGTCGGGAGACAGGATATCCCGGATGGTCCTCTTCTGCCAGTACTCCTCCGCCGGCGCGGGGATCTCCCGGCCGAGGTACCTGTACTCCTCGCGGATCACCCGGTAGCACACCGAGTGAAACGTCCCGACAGTAAGCGCCTCGACGGCCGAGCCCACGAGCGCCCCCAGGCGGTCGAGCATCTCACCGGCGGCCTTGCGGGTAAAAGTCACCGCCAGGATCCTCTCGGGGTCGACGCCGTCCTCAACGAGGCGGGCTATGCGGTACGTCAGCACCCGGGTCTTCCCGGAGCCGGCGCCGGCTATGACGCAGGCGGGGCCGGTCCCGTGGAGGGCCGCGGCGCGCTGCTGGTCGTTCAGAGTCGAAAGGTCCATTGCGACCACCTTTCAGTCCCCCCGGGAGCGGGCCATCCCGCCCCCGGGAGGCGTCACGTCTAGCCCTGCTCCGGAGGAGGCGGGAAGATGGTGCCGAGGTACGTCGCGAACTCGTCCAGGAGGTCCTGGGTGAGGTCCTTGACATCGGTGAGCGACTTCAACTCCGGCAGGTCGAAGAACGACCTGGCCTCGGTATGGACCTGGTCCTTGGACACGTTCATGGAGCGCATCCTCGACCAGAACGCGGTCCAGTCGACCTTGCCGGCGACGGGCTGCGAGGCCTCTGCCTTCTGCCCCTGGTCCTGGGACTTGCCCTGGGCGCCGGCGGGTTTAGTCACCTTCGGAGGAGGCGGGGGCGTCTTGACGGGCGCCTTGGTCTGAGCCTGGCCGGCAGTCCCGCCTTCGGCGGTCGCTCCGGTCTGGGCGGCAGCGGTCTCCCCCTCCATCCACTCCTCCATGTCCTCGAGGTCCTGGGTGAAGATGCCGCTCGACCTGGTGGCCTGGAGGGCGCCGTCCACGAGGGCGCGCTTCTTGGCCATCTTGAGGACGGTGTTCCACAGGCTGAACAGGTCGTCGTTCTCCAGGCGGTACTGGGTGTACTCCTGCCCGTTCTTCTTGCTGGTGAACTTCTTGGTCTTGAGGCCGGCGACGTCGGTGCCGACGGGGATCTCGTTCTTGTAGACCCACCGGTACCTGTACCTCGCCTCGTAGACGTTGGCCGACCCGACGCCCTCGGCCACGATCCTGCCGGTCGCCTTGTCGAGGATCTGGATGATGACGGTGATGTCGTAGAACCCGGTGTCGTAGTCCTTCTTCTCCTGCTGCTCTTTGATGACGCCCGCGTAGGCGTAGAACTCGAGGAGGCTCTCGGCGCCCGGCTTGAGGAGCGACGGCTTCCCGTTGGTGCCCGGGATCACGCCGAAGTCCATGTCCTTCACCATGACCTCGGAGAAGAACTGCCGGGTGAGCTCAAGCTTGAGCTTCATGTCGGAGAGCCGCCTGGCGAACTGGGCGGGCGAAAGGCTCTGGATCTCGCCGCCCATGGGTTGGGGCTGGATCTCAATCGCGGACACTGTCTCTACCACCTTTCATGGCACTCTGGCCAGTACTGGCAGGCAGCCTTCTTGCACTGCCAACCGATGGGCCGCGGGATGACCAGGCCTTCGTTCATGGCCTTGGCCGCGGCCACCAAGATCCTGAGGAAACGATCGACGTCCGCCTGGGTCCTGGTCGTCTCCAGCTGGACGAACTTCTTGATCTTGTTCTTGATGACGCAGTCCAGGCGGAGCTTCTGGGGAAGTGAGCCGTGCTGGTTCATGTAGCCCAGGGCGTAGGCGGTGAGCTGGAGGTCCCCGTCGACGTCCTCCTGGGTCGGGGTCTTGCCGAAGAGCTTGTTGTCCACGACGACCCCCTGGAGGATCCGGTCCATCACCCCGATGAACTGCCAGGGCAGGTCCTCGAAGTCGACGTGGAACCACTCCTGGACCGCGATGGTGGGCTCGTCGTCCGCGTTGGCGAGGTAGACGTTGACGGCGTCCAGGACGTCGGCGATCAGCGCGTCCCGCGTCTCTCCCTCGCCGTACTCGATGTCGCCGAACCGGTTGAGGGCGTCCTCGACGGTCTGCTTCATGGCCTGCGGGCTACCCTTGACGAAGGCCCGTCTGGCTTCCATGGTCGGGTGCGACTTGTGGAGATGGTTCAGGACGTCGTCGTATGCCAGGCCCTCCACGACCGCGCTGGGCATTGGCTTCTTCGTCTTGGCGACGTACCTGTGGTACCACTGCTCCGGGCAGGTCAGGTAGCACTTGAGCTCCGACACGCTGAAGTGGGGCTTCCGGCTCCTCACGCAAGAGCCACCCCCTTCATCCTTAAGAACACCTTCACCTGCGAGAGGGGTATCACTCCGCCCACGCGGGGCAGCCTGGCAATGAACTCCCACTTGAACGCCTGGTACCAACGGTCCGCAAGTTCAGGGCCGACCGCATCGTACAGGATCGACCTGGCCAGGTCGGCCGGGCCGCTGCCTCCGTACCCCCACTCGAACCCGTCGGGGCTGTGATGAACGACGTGCGGCATCTCGCGGCGCCCGCCGGACCATCACGTAGCTCTTCTCTCCCCGGTGGGCCGGGGCATAGGAAACTTCAACTTCGGTAGCCATGACTCGACCCTCCTCACGCCGCCCGGCGGCGGGCCCGCCGGGCAGCTCTCTGAAGCCTGTAGACCTCGGCCTCGCACCTGGGGCCGGCGTTGACGGCGGCCCTGTAGGCGGTCTTGAGGTCCTCGGATCTGCGGAACACGACCTCGGTCCGGCTCACGTACTCGTGCGAGTCCAGGAGCGTCCCATAGGCCTCGAACTCCCCGCCGACGTGCCTCAGGCTGATGCGGATGTGGCACGGCAGGCAGGGCTCTTCCCGGGTGCTCGGGTCGAACCGCCAGTTGCACCCGAGGTCGACCTCTCCCCCCGAACGGAGGCACTCCTCGCGCCGGGCCCACTCCTCGTCGGAGGCCTCGAGGTCGCCCTCGAAGACGTCGCCGCCTGACTGGCCCCAGCAGACCGGACCAATGCCTCTCGCCACGCTCACCGGGTCGGTGAGCTTCCTTCCGCACCTGGCGCAGATGGCGATAGGCTTCTGAGTCTCAGGCACCCTTCGCCACCTCCCTGGGATCGCAGAAGATGGCGAACTTCCGGTCGGGGATCCGCGCGTCTAACCAGTGATACTTCAGACCCTTCTCGAGCCGCAGCGAGATCGGCCCTGAAGCGCTGGCCACGACCGCCGCGGCGATCTCCTGGGCCTTCGCCAGGCTCCGGCCTCCGGGAGCCGAGAAAACCGTGTACTCCGTGTAGATGTGACACTCGGGATCCACGCTGCGGATGATGTCCTCGTAGCTGGGAGCGTTCGGGACTAGCCCGTACTTCTTGAGGCCGTCCAACCCGCGCTGGATGACGAACTCCGTCACATCGTGGTCGATGCCTACCTCGAAGCAGGCCTTGCGGACCGCTTCCAGGACCAGGATCTCTTGTGCGCTGGCCTGGGGCGCGGTATCATGGGTTTGGGTGGGCCGCTCATTCGTGAGCGGCTCTCTTGCTTCCTGAAGTCTCAC